TCCCAAACCCGTTTCGTGGGTTGTTCAACCCGAGGGTTTTTAACGTGGGCGGTGTGGTACTGGTACTATCCACCCAAATATTTTTTCTAAATATAGGGCCGTGTGACGAAAATCTTTTTTACAAAGTAGGCGTAAAATACTGACTTTAAAGAGTGTGACGAACATCACACACTCATATGCGGGATAAAACGACTTTATCCCGCCTTAGTATATATAGGGATATAAATAATCTACACAGGTAACGTTCGGCTCACGGCAGGGTGAGCCTCAAGCGAACAATGCCGGTGAGACGAACTACGGTTTACCCAATGGCAGCCTCTACGGGCTGCCTTTAACCCATAGGGTTAGGCGCTGAAGGCGCCCCCTAAAGATAACCCAAGTGTTGCCCATAGGCAACGCTTCGCGGTAGGAGAAATAGGTTTATGAGTAAACCAAAGTCTAATTCATACAAATTAGCCCCAGAGGCTAGCCTTTCGGCTCCAGAGGCAAAGAAGCGCCTTGTCGCGCTGATTGCCGATGGAGTGACTGTTGAGGATGCTTGCCGCGCAGTCGGCAAGTCTATCAAGTCTTATGAGTACTATCGCTCTAGCGACCCACAGTTTAAAGAAGCTATTGATCTGTCTAGGGTCATTCAAAAGCGTAAAGGCGTCGTGGCTGATGAAGACGCCGAAATCTCGTTTGAGGATTTCCGTGCCAAGTATTTAATGAGCAAGACCTTCCCCCATCAACGCAACATTACCTCGTTGCTAGAAGAAGGGGAGCCTGCTTGGCTCCACGGCAACATGACCTACGAAAAGGGATTTCCTAATTACGTCTTGGTCAATATGCCGCCCGAGCACGCCAAGAGCATGACAGTCTCCATTGACTACGTAACCTATCGGATTGTCACCAATCCCAATGTTCGTATCAAGCTCGTTTCAAAGACTCAGGCAATGGCTAAAGAATTTCTTTACGCCATCAAGCAAAGACTCACATCACCTCAATGGGCAGAACTTCAAAGGCGCTACGCGCCAGTAGAAGGCTTTAAGGCTACCGCTGAGAAGTGGACAGCCGACACGATCTACCTAGAACGTGAATCAGGTGAAAAAGATCCTACCGTTCAAGCCCTTGGTATCGGTGGACAGATTTACGGCGCACGTGCCGATCTTATTATTTTGGATGACTGCGTCACCCTTGCCAACGCTGGTGAGTATGAAAAGCAGATCCGCTGGATTCAACAGGAAGTACTGACTCGTGTCGGTCCTACTGGAAAGATTCTCGTTGTCGGTACTCGCGTAGATCCAATGGATCTTTACCGCGAAATGCGCAACCCTGAGCGTTACCCAGACAACGTCAGCCCTTGGACATACTTGGCTATGCCAGCAGTCTTAGAATTTAAAGATGATCCAAAAGACTGGATTACCCTCTGGCCTAAGTCAGATCGTCCTTGGGATACTGATACTACCCCAGCAGATAACGATGGACTTTACCCGCGCTGGAATGGATCGCATCTTCGCCGCCGTCGCGGATTGATTGACCCAAAGACGTGGGCGATGGTTTATCAGCAGCAAGATGTTGAGTCTACTGCCATCTTCTCACCTGAGTGTGTACGCGGTTCTGTCAGCGGTATGCGTGCTATTGGTCCTCTGATTCCTGGTGCGCCAGGTCATCCTGATAATCTCAATAGCCAATACATAGTCGCTGCTATGGATCCAGCCATGTCCGGTGACACCTTCTCTGTCATTATCTCAGGAGATAGAACCACAGGCAAGCGTTACTTGCTAGAGGCATCACGGATGCCAGCACCTACGCCTCAACAGATTCGCGACCTAATCTTTAGTTGGACTGAGAAGTACAATCCAAAGGTCTGGGTTATTGAGAAGAATGCTTTCCAGCTATTCTTAACTCAAGACGAAAAGATCAACTCATTTTTAGCAACACGCGGCATTCGCCTCGTGCAGCATTACACAGGCGCCAACAAAATGGATCTTGAATTTGGCGTAGCCTCTATGGCACCACTATTCGGCTCGTGCGACAACCAGGGCAAATACATGAAGAATAACCTTCTGGAATTGCCACGGGCCGACAACGAACATATCAAAGCACTGATTGAGCAATTGATTACTTGGTCAGCAGGAACGAAGAATAAGCAAGATGGTCCAATGGCCCTCTGGTTTGCTGAGACACAGATGCGTGACTACATCAATCAGGCTGGTGCATATGGTGGATCGTTTGTAAAGAATCCATATGCTACTCGCCATCAGTTGGCTTCACGCAGAGTAGTAAACCTAGAAGAATACTCACAACTTCAAGAAAAGTTAGCAAGCAACGGGGGATACCTAAGTGGCAATAGAAATTGGTGAACTAAGCACCAAGGTTCGCAAGTTACGCGACCATTACCATTCACGCGATTCGCGCTGGGCTGATCTTCTTGCTATTCGTCAAGGAGACATTCAGCAAGTATTTCCAGGACAATTCCCTGAAGAATTTCCTAAGCCTATGGTGGCTAACTTCATTGATATTGCCGCACGCGATGTAGCAGAAGTTATTGCTCCGCTTCCAGCATTCAACTGCGATACAACAGACGCTATCTCAGATCGTGCTAGAAAGAAAGCCGATAAACGCACCATGATTGCCGCTGGCTATCGTGATACNGCAAACCTTCAGACTTTGATGTACACAGGTGCTGACCGTTACCTTACCTANGGAATGCTAGCATTTATCGTTGAGCCTGATTATGAGAATAATCGCCCAATGATTCGTATTGATAACCCAATCGGAACATACCCAGAGTATGATCGTTTTGGTAAGTTAATCTCATACACACGTCGCTACAAGAAGACTGTCCGTGAGTTGGTCAATGACTATCCTGAGTATGAGTCAGTCATCAAAGGACCTTACGAGACTCGTAACTCAGAGCGTATCCTTGAAGTCTATCGCTATCAGGACAAAGAAGAACTAGTTCTATTCATCCCTGAGCGTAACAACTTTATCCTAGATCGTGCTAAAAATGTCATTGGCGAATTGCCTATTGTCATCGCTACTCGTCCTGGTATTGACTCTGACGAGAATCAACGCGGACAATTTGATGATATTATGTGGCTACAAGTAGCCCGTGCTAGATTTGCTACACTTCAATTGGAAGCAGCACAGAAATCTGTACAGGCTCCGTTTGCTTTGCCTTCTGATGTGAATGTACTTGAGATTGGTCCAGATGCAACTATCCGCTCTGCCAATCCTGAAAAGATTCGCCGTGTTGGTCTTGAGATTCCACCAGGAATATTTCAAGAGACAGCACAACTAGATCAAGAACTACGCGTTGGCGCACGTTACCCACAAGGTCGTCTAGGACAGCAATCAGGTTCTATCGTTACAGGCCGTGGTGTAGAAGCACTCATGGGTGGCTTTGATACTCAAGTTAAAACTGCTCAAGCAGTATTTGCTGAAGTATTTCGCCACGTTATGCGCATCTGTTTCATGATGGATGAAAAACTTTTTGGTGATGTTGAGAAGGAAGTACGCGGTGTAAATGCCGGTGCGCCTTATGAAATTACATACACACCTAAGAAAGATATTCAAGGCGATTACTGGTGTGACGTATCTTACGGCATGATGGCTGGACTAGATCCAAACCGTGCTTTGGTATTTGGATTGCAAGCTCGTGGAGATAAGTTAATCTCACGCGATTTCTTGCGTCGTCAAATGCCTTGGGAAATGAACGTAACCCAAGAAGAAGAAAAGGTTGAAGTAGAAGCACTACGCGATTCGCTTATGGCGGCAGTTGGTGCTTACGCAAATGCTATTCCTTCACTTGCAGCGCAGGGACAAGACCCTTCAAAGGCAATCAATGCAATTGCCGCAGCGATTAAGGGTCGTCAAGCAGGAGATAACATTGAAGATGTTATTGCCGCTGCTTTCGCACCTGCACCACAACCAAAATCCCCAGAAGTCGCAGCCGCTGGTGCGGCGCCTCAAGGCGCCCCAGGACAGGCTCCTGCTGGGGTACCTATGCCGCAAGGCGCACCACAAGGTGGCGCGCAACCATCTGCCCTGCAAAATCTATTAGCAGGACTTTCATCTTCTGGCGCACCGCAGTTATCTGCCAATGTTGCTAGAAGGCAACCAGTCTAGTACTACTGGTTTCCACACAAAACCTATAGGAGAAAAAAATGGCTAAAGTAGCCCCACAAATGAAGGCAAGCCTTACAACAAAGGTTCCTTCACCAAAGATGCAAGGTGGACATGGTTCATCTGATGCAACAACTCAGAAGACAAAGATCCAAAAGAAGTCTGGTCCAGTAGGAACAGGCAAGTCTGACATTAAGTACAGCGTACAGCCTTCTGCTACACGCGGAACAAACCCAGGCGCTAAATAATTATGGCGGCAAATAAGCCGCTCCCAGTTAAAAATCGTCCACCACTTATTGACCCAAATTCAACTGCTGGTAAAATTATTACCAATGTTGTACCTGCTTTAATGGGTGGTGGATTATTAGCCAAGGGAGCCGAAGAAGCCGGTTCTGTAGCCGCTGCTAAAATTGGAGATAAAGTTGCTCAAAGAGTAGCAGAATCTACACCTGCTGGTAAAATAGGAAAAGCTGGCGGAGAAACAAAATCTATTAAAGTTAGTTCAGATAAGCCAGTAACTGTTTCTCGTACTGTTGATAAGACAAAAGTTACGACAACTAGCCCTGATAAAGTAGAATTAACAACTCCCAAAAGAACAGAAGCCCAACGTTTGGGCGACCAACAAAGTGGAGATACAAAACGTTTTAACGCTGTTGAAAGTGCGCAAACAAACGCACAAGCAGCCGCAAAACCTGTTACAACTTCTGCATCTGCTGCTGATAGAGCTAAAGGAGCAGCTGTTGGATTTGTTGCTGGAAAAGCATCAACTCCAGCACAACCTAGTTTAAATTCAAATCCAATACGCCAAGCAGGAAATAATACAACAAAATATCATCCAGATAATAAGCCGTCAGGAAAATAAATTATGCAAAAGGGTGAGCATATCCCTACTCGTTTTAACAAGTGGGACATGTTTGCCCTTTTTGCTGATCTAATTTCTAATATTTTTATAGCGTTTGCCAATTTTGCAAATGCACTAACTAATATTTTTGACACACAAGCAAGTTTCGTGGAAGACAAAAAAGACTTTCACGAGTATGCGGCTCGGACCATTGAGACACTACAAGAGGGAGAATGACTATGCCACAGGCGAAAAATCCAGCAATGTCATCAGGCCCAGGGGCTTTAAGCCAACGCACCGATGGTGGACCTGCATCAAAGCAAGCACAACGGTATATCTCAGGTATGCCTAACTACGGGGATGGACAAGAATTGGCACTGCTTCAACAGCAAGCACCACTCTCTTCATCACCAGCACCAAAGCCAGCAACACCAGCACAGGTTCGCAATGCTGCTCAGCAATCTGCACCTACTGCTCAAGGAGCTGGACAAGCACAACCAGTAGTACCTTTGCTTGCCGATACTCAACGTCCTAATGAACCAGTTACTGCCGGTGCAGCAGCAGGTCCTGGCGTTGGCCCAGCAGCCCTTAATTTGCAATCTCCTGACATCGCTCAGTATCAAACTGCAAAACAAGGCATTCAATCAATGGCGTCAAACCCACAAGCATCTCCTGCACTTAAGGCACTAGCAGCGCGATTTAATCAGGGGTACTAATGCCAGGTACGCCAAACATCAATAATGGTGTAGCACCTGTTATCAATACACCTGCCAATGACATAAATACAACACTTGCAAACCATCCTGGCTTATCACAACAGCCTGGACTAGCAAGCGATGTAGCGTCATCTCCAAACCAAGATGGAACAGCAACTACTGTTCTTCATGCCACAAATGTCTCTAGTATGCAACAAGCTATTCAAGACAATGCCGCAACAAACAATAGTGCTGGCGTATGGCAACAATTATTTGGTGGAGCAGCAAAAGTTGTTAGCGGTGGTTTGGCATGGCTTAATAAGCCACTTCAACAGATTCAACAAGATTACAAGTTTATCCACTCAGTATGGGTACGCCACGGAGCTTTAGAAGGCTTAATGGCTGCTGCTGGTGTGGCAGG